ACCTTAGGTCTAAAAACAATATGAATTGCCCATTTTGCATTTTCATAATTAGGGTACGCAGATGCAGAAGCAGAAGTTGATGCAGCACTAGTTGGGTGATTACCCTGCGTATACAGTTGCGCTGCACCGTCAAAATAAAAACATGGCTTGCCACCAAAGGCTGTCTTTTTAAATTGCGGCCCGTTTTCCAAGAGCGTGTGCGCTAAATCTCTGCCATTGCCGCTTTTGTCTAACCAAGCATCAATTCTAGAATTTTCAGTTAAATAGCTATAATCGCCTGCATCGTACCATGACCACAATTTGTCAGAAGGAATTTCTGCTGGAGTCCAAGAAACAAATGACTTACGAAAATCTGGATATAGATCCGAGTCCCGTTGCGATCTTTTTAAACTGCGTGGTGACGCAAACGCTACATTGCCGTTTTCATTTACATCAATATCGCAAGCTGGATAAGGTAGTTGACGACGATATGCCTCTTCTAGGCCAGTCGTATAAATGTCGCTGTAAGCAACACCATATCCGTTTTCTAGTAACGGATCATTAGCGCAAGCGTACAGCAATCCATTTTTTAAAGTTAATTGTTCAATTGTTAGATTAGGGCTAAAGCTATATTCAAGCGAAGGCGATGTGCCAGTTTCTGTCTCTTTGTAGCACCAAATTTTAGATTTACCAAGGCTTTGCGTGTTAGCAAGCGCAGAAGATGCCGTTGTCAAAGATAACGGATTTTTATGACCTGTAGCAACCCATAAATATCCAAAGCCGTCTACAGCTAAACCTCTAAGATGTAAATTGTTATCTGTAATTGCTGGTGTTAATGTGTAAATTAATACACCGTTTTTGTTCCATTTTTGAACAGAACGGCCTGAGTCAATTACATAAACATTTTCTTTGTTATCTACAACTGCATATGTACTTGGTTGATTGCTGCCATTTGTTTCATCCCACATCAATTTTAGGTTGGCCGCAGACAACGGCACATACCGCAGTTGACGGTTGTCGTACACAACCTTCTCAAACCGCTTGATACGCGCATCCATCGTTTCCACGGTAAACTTTGTAAGACCGCTTCGTTGCGCGCCGCGAATGCGTCCTGTGATGGGGTCTTGACCCCGCACATTGATTGCTTCGTTTGTAGTTCCGCTGGGCTGCTTGGACTGCGCGACATTGTCGTTTAGTCCACCAAGCGGAAACTGTAGCTCAAAGTTTGCCATGGGTTACTGCGGGCGGTAGAACGCTGTCATTGAAGTAACACCACCCCCGCCTGCAAATCGAATGTGAAACCCGCCAGGCATAAATACACCTGCATCGCCACCAAGGTCAAACGAATGAGTCCCTTGACTTGGAGCCGCAAAGCTAAAGACAGCTAAACCGTTAGCTAGGTGAACTGAACAAGTATTTCCTGTTGCTGTTGCGGTAAATTTTACGGTCTGAAGAATTGCATTGCGGTAACTTGTTTTAAAAACAGAGCTTGCATAAGTCGCCGTGTTTCCGCCAATGCCATCTGTGGGATATGCGTCGGTAGCGGCAACTGTTTGCGTTACCCAGTTACACGGTTGATTTTCGTAGATGTTTTCGGCCATGACTCAGATTTCAGGGTGTGGGGTTTCCAACGGTGTAGGGAGAAGCCGGAACGCCAGGGAGGTAGGTTCCCACGGCACTCAGACCAGTTTGCAGCGGAGGCCCGTATTGGTGTTGGATCATACCATCGCGCTCTGCGCAAGTAAGGAACAGCACGCCGGTGTACAAAGCCTGCAATCGCGTGTCGAGCGATGCCTGATCTTCTTCCTCGTAGCCTCGGGCGAAGGCGCGGAGGATCTGGATGTACAGCGGCTCAAGGTATTCGGGGATGTTGATTTGCGAGGACTCGTCTAGGTTGAGCGGAGGAGTCCAGCCAGAGCGGTAGTAGATGGTTAGGGCTTGGTTGTCGGTGCTTACCGGCGTGGGGTAAAGCTCAAGAATCGGAATGGGCGCACCGCCTGTCGGATTAGCTCGGCTCACAAGCGCAACCCAAGTCATGGCGAGGCCCACTCCGATATTGTGGGAGCGCAGCCGCGAGATCTCGTTAATGGAGGTGATGCGGACGCGATTAACGAGTCCCTGCGTGAACTGGATGGAAATAACATCGCGCAGGTCGGACGGGCAGGTCGAATACGACTGGCCGCTTGTAAAGCCGATATACGCGGATTGACGCTCTAGCCACTTCCACTCGTGCATGGTGCAGAGGAATTGGCCCGCTTGATTGATGACCGTCATGGGGTCAATCGTCTGCGAAGGCAAGGCGTTGCCTAGCGTGTGGCGGATGTGATCTACGCAGCGGGCGGCGGTTAGCGTCATGGTGTGCGGTGGGGTGTGGGGGAGACGGTCGCGCCGCCTCCCCCGACGAGTTAGTTACTCAGCGAACGGTTGCCATGCCCCAATAGTCAACGGCGCATTTAGAAAGGACAGTTGTGCTTGTTCCACAACCCAAACCCATTGCATAAACGCCGCTACTTGAAGCACCTGATGTTTTAAGGCAATCCAAGGTAATTTCACCAACTTTTACGCTGTCAACATAAAACTGATGCTTAATACCATCAGTAATAATGCCCAAAGCATAAAAAGTTGCAGCCGTCATAGGTGCGACATTAGCCCACGCAACTGTAGTAGCATCATTGCGTGCGCCAATTTGGATAAAACCGTTATAAAAACGGAAACCAATACCTTGCGCCTGCGTGATGGAAACTGCCGTAGTTCCGTTAGACCAAAGCCCCCATACAGCATAATGCGTTGCCGTTGAACCCGCGCTGCGAACGCGAGCAAAGCACGACAACGGCTTGCCAGGCAGCAAATGTTGAATTCCGCGACAGCGAACCAACATTTCGTCGCTTGCAGCAGCCCCAGATGTAAGGCTGTACACACCGTTGGTATCACCGGTGCTTGCAACATAACTACCAGCAGCAACGGCAGTTCCCGTGGCGGTCAAGTCATACGGCAAAACCGTCGTACTAACGCCAGTCGGAACTCCTTCAAAAAAGTCATCCCACATTCCTACGGAAATTGGCATTGCCCCCGGAAGCTCTGTGCTAGCTCCAGTCGGCAAACCAATTTGAGGAAATTGAGTAGTTTGCGAAAACAACATAGTTGATTTTTCCTTTCGATCAGTAGGCCGAGTAGACCTGAGCCGGGGACAAAGTGGTGGACGGGAAGGTTCCCGCAACAGTACCCGGCGTGATGATCGCGTGGGTGTGGCGTGCCGTGCAGACATTGTTGAAGTAGCTGTTGATGTAAACAGTCTTCGTAAACGGCTGGTTGAACGGCGACATCGGCGGCTTGCGCACAAAGTACTTGTCCTTGTGGAAAACCGTCTTGAGGTACTTGGCGTTGAGCAAGTAGTAGCGCGGGCCGCGACCAGAGGCGTTAGTATCACCTTCGGACACCAAAGCCGAACCAGTCGTGTACAGCGGCGCGGCATCCAATTGCGGGACATACACCAGTTCCATACCGGCGTACATCGGGCCGTTGAAAGCCGAGTCGGGGCTGGTGCGGTTGGTGTACCAGTCCTGACCTTGGCGCAGCAGGTCGGTCATCACGAGAAGACCCTTCTTCGTGGTGAACGCGGCGATGCTGTTCCAAGTGTTCGGCTCGAAGTACGCTTCCTTACCAGCGGGCGGGCGGAAGTTCAACTGCAAGAACGCATCGTCCATTGCGTTGATGACATTTCGCGCACCGGCAGTCGGCTTGACAGCGGGGCTGTCGTAGCCAATCACACGGTTACGCCACTTGGTCTTGCCAGCAGCGGTCGGGCTGATGGTTTCAACGGTGGTAAACGCGCCTGTGCCGCCGACATCGTTAAACAAACCGTTGGCCGCTTCGTTAATGAACGCCGGAATGCTGTAAGGCTCCTTGCCAGCAGCGGCTTCCATCGTCGAAGCGTTCGGAACCGCCCACCACTTCGTTTCCATGCCGTTGCAGATCGAGGTCTGCACGCGCATTTCCAGCTTGGTGAGGAGCGATTTGTATTGCATGAAGCGCGAGTCGTCGGTGTACGACGAACCAGCGTTCAACGCTTCTTCTTCTTCCGTCCAGCTATAGCTGTCAACGGCAAAACGCCAGGGCGACGACCAGCGCGTGAGCACTTGGGGCATCGTCGGCGTTTGGGGGTCGTTGGGCTGATACATCGAGAAGGTGTTAGCTTCGTCGAACATCAGTTCGTCACGGATTTCGGAGCCGCCTTGGACAACTTCCGAGTAATCCTTGCCGCGCACGAAGCGCGCCCACGAGTAGTTTTGGAGTTGAGCGGCGTTGACAAACTTTTCCGGCCCCGTGAGGAGCAACGGGCCAGTTGCCTCTGCCCAGTCAGCAAAGGAGACAATAGCAGGCATTTTTCAGTCCTTGTTTTTGTTAGTAACCATCGACGCGACGACGGGCCTCAGCACCATTCAGTCCTTCGTTGGACATGAGGTGGAAGATAGCGCGATCACGGGACATACCGTTAATTTCGGTAGACCCGCTCCTCTTGGGAACTGATGCTTGGCCTGCGTTACGCTTCTGGTCTGTTTGGATTCTTTGCGCTTTCACTCGGTTCTGGATTGCATCGCGCAACACAACTTGAGCGGCATCACGCATAGCTGACTCTGTCCGTTCTTGGAGGTCGTCAATGTCTGCGTATGCGCCGCTTTCAGCCATGCGTTGCATGGTGGCAATCACATTCCCAAATGTTTCCTTTTCGCGAAGCTCGGGATAATCAGCGGCAAGCTGCGTGCGTGCGTTTGCCAACAACATTTGCGTGGACAGACCAGCAGCAATTTGGACTTGTTGTTCCATTTGCTGATAGCGTTCAGACAAAGGTTTGGTGGCACTTTGCAGCGCAGATGCAAACGCTTCTTCAGCTTCGTCGCCTAGCATGAAGGTGTCAGCGAGTTGCTTTGCGGCCTGACGGATGTAAGCCTGCTCGGGTTGCTCTGCTGCTTTTGCCTGCTTAGTGGCCCGCTCAGAGTCCGTGCGTTGGTTATCCTGTTTCGGCTCGACTTGCTTCTCGGAACTACCCTTCTTTAGGGCGGCGAATTCCTGAGCCATTCTGTCGGTTTCGCTTTGCACTTTGGCAAGTTGGCGACCCCACTTGAGTTTGACCTCGTCGGGCAAACCCTCCAGAATGTCCTTAGGAACCTTGGCGCGGCGCAGGGCGGTAAGGGCGCGTTCTTGCGCCTTCGCGTCTGTGCCATCGACTTCCGGCTCCCTATCGTCATCGGATTCACTACTTTCAGCAGCTTCGGCTTTGGCCGTCGTTTCCTTCGGTTCCTCAGCCTGCTTGCTCTTGACGAACTTGCCATCTTCGTTGCGCGTTTGCGCTGAAGATTGCTCTTTTTTGGTCGCTGCTTCCTTGGTCTTAGCCAGCGCAGCTTCCTTCAACGACTCTTGCTCCTGCATTTTGGTAGCAAGGGAGTCGTAGACCTCGCGGGCGTGCGCTTCTGCGCTCGGATCCACGGGTGACTTCAGACCCGCCATCGGGGCGGTCGGTTGTTGTTTAACTTCAGTTTCCGTATTCATACTTGTACCCCGTTTTAGCTGTAAATTCGCGGATCTCTCTCATGCTGCGGAATGCAGGCTTGCCCGTCCCAGGTTCGTGGTGCGGCGCGTCTGGATGCCAGCGCGGCAACGAGTGCGAGACAAAGTGAGGCTCGAAGATGCGAGCTTCGGGCAGGTTAGAGGAGATGATGCGCCGGTAGCTTTTGCCACCTTGTTTAATCAACTTGCCGATCTTTGGTGCTTTCGTCATCGGGTACTCCCGCGTGATGATCTCACCATCGTCAGCTTGGAATTCGTATTGAGCCATTACGAACCGCCGCTTGGTTTACCTTGGGTTTTAGACTTAGTCGGGTTTACACCCGCGCCAACTGCTTTCCCGAAGCCTTGGTTTTGTGCCAGCTTCGGTGCATTACGAACGGGTTCCGGCTGACCACCGCCAGGTCGGCCACCCTGCTGTCCGGCTGCACCGCCAGACATCATTGACAACTCCATGTTCATCTGCGCCATCTCGGCGGCAGCTTCTAGGTTCAGATACTGGTCGAGGTCAGGCATGTTGAAGGCTTCGCCCCAACGCTTGAACCACGACTTCCAATCCCAGAAGGGGATCGCCATAACGGCGGGCAGCATCTGCATAACAGCGTTGCTTGCCGCAATCATCTTCTGCACTTCGCTGCCGTCATTACGCACAGCGTCGATGTGAATCTCTAGGTCGTCGAAGCTCATGCCCGAACCTTCTTCGTCGGTGTCGGTAAGCTGACCTAGCATCTGGATCATCGCATCGCCCTGCTCACGCGGCATATAGCCAGCCTTCACAGCGCGGCGCACGCCCTCGGCCATTTGTTCCGGCGACTGACCGCCGACAAACACGCCGTATTCGCGACCAAGCGGCAGCACGCTGCGCTCGTCTTGGTCGAAGTACCACAGCACGCTGCGGAACAGACGCTTCTCAAACTCCATGAACTTCATGTCCACGAAGCCGGTGAGTGCGCTGCTTGCCTGTGCAGCAATGGCGTTCTCAGTAGCCGTGCCCGCGCCACTCACTTGGCCGCGCACAGCGTCACCCATAGCAAGGTTGCGGTCTACGCGACCACGCAACTCAAACTCGCGCATCTGCGCGTCTTGGGATGCGCCGCCAACCTCGATCTCGATGACTTTGTTTTTCTCGATGCCGCTAACTGCAACGATGTCACCATCCGGCGCATTAGCCAGCTTGTTGATCATCGAGGGCTTGAGGCCGTCTACGAGCGCAAGCGTCTTGCGGCGTTGCGCAGCGTTGTTGTTAGCGCGAGCTTGGTTGTTTAGCTCTTGGATCTGGCCTTCGTTCGCCGTGAGCGCAGATAGCGGCGCAGACTCATCCGGTACGGTGTACTGACCGCCAACAACATACGGCCCCCAACGCGGTCCATAGAACGGACGAGGATCGCGAAGGAAAGTAGCTTGGCCTTTGCCGTCCTCACTGGCCCACGCAACGGTGAAGATCGTGCCGTGGTAGCGCGTCTTCTCTTCCTTTGACATTCCTTCCCAGAACTTGTCGTCCTCGGGGAGGTTGTACTCGGGAACCCAGATCTCAAAGTAGATGATCTCGTTGCGCGACGGCGTTTCGCCATGTTCGTACTTGTTGCGAACACCTTTAGCGTCGATGTCGGTCGGAATCTGCGAGATGTTCTCTGTGATCCAACCGGTGTCCTTGTCCTTCGCGTCCTCAAGGAGGTCGTCCTTGTCGCGAATCATGACATGGAACATGTACCGCGCTTCTTCGATGGACAGCGCAATGGGATCCCAACCGAAACGGCGCGGCGACAAACGCACGGCCTTCGGGGTCATAACAGGGTCTTCGGCCTGCTCAAAGCCAGTACGCGGCGACTGATGCACAACCGCGACGGCCCAAGCAAAACAGAAGTCCGTGCCGAGCTTCTCGCGCTCGCGCTGGTAGTTGGTGTCTAGAATCCAGCGGTTGCCTGCGTCCTCAAGTGCCTGCACACGCGCTTGGTCACGCGCCGTGGACAGGCGGATCTTCGGCTCAATGGCCGTCAGACGCGCTACCGTGTGCGCTACATACGAGTAGTAGTAGTTCTCGGGGAAGTACTCCTCTTTGCCAGAGAAGCGACCGTAGAACGGCGAGGCGTAGCGTTGGACTTGACGGCCAAACCACTCGCGGTGCTTCTCGCAATAGCGTTGCGCGGCCTGCACTTCGTCGTACAGATTTTGTGCAGTTACCTTAAGCATTGCTCATTTCCCATTTTTCGTGATCTAGCAGTTGTCCTAAGGATCCACCTTCGTACTTCGGCTTGTACTCGACCTCTTTGCCAAGGTCGCGCTCCCACGAGAAGGTACACGCCCCGCGCATAGCGTCACAGCCGTGGTCAATACAGCCGGGGTCGGGCGTGTCGCGGTTCAGCTTGCCGTCCTCGACAAGCGGATACACATACGCCGGAATTTCCATTTCAGTACACCACGGCTTACCTTCGCTTTCTAGCCGCGTGTCCTTGTATTTCGTCGCGTTGCGCAGCAGGTACAAGCCAAAAGTGCCATCCCCGCGCCGCTTGAAGCGCACGCGCACTTGGTCGATGCCTGCCTTCTCGCCGCCAGGGCCGCGATGCTTATCCCATTGGCGCACGATACGCGCCATGCCGTGACGATCCAGCCAACGGTTGAGGTTAGAGATGAACGCCGGATCGTGGTCAGTCACGATAGCGGCCATCTCAAACTCTTGGTTGACCTCGACGATAGCCTTAGCCCATTGGTCGTGATCCCAATGACGCTTGTAGATCTCGACTAAGCGGTACATCCGGTTCTCGGAGTCCACGCCCCAGCATTGGAAGACACCTGGGGCATCAAATCCAATATCCTGTGCGCCAAGGAACCACTTGATGTGGACTGGCTTGTCGAGGTTGGGCGACACGAGGAACCACTCCCCGTTTTGCTTTTCTACTTGGCCGTCGATCACATGGTGATGCGGCTCGTAGTTTTCCCACACTTGGCCTTCTGCGCTGACCCACTTACCGTAGTACAGACGCTGCAAGCGCACGCCGGACAAGCTGTTTTTGAGACGGCCAAGGTACTCTGCGCCGTCAGTTGTCCACGACTTTGTATCGTGCTTGTACCACTTAGGGTTGTCCCAGAAGCGTCCGACGATGCGGCGAGCCTTGCCCTGCAAGCAACGCTGGTTAGCCCAATGGTACTCGTCTTCTGGGTTACAGTCGCCAATAAGCACGCGGAACGGCGTTCCCGAACGGCGCAAAGCGCGGTGTAGTGACTCCCACTTAGCAAGCGTCGTTTCCTGACACTCGTTGAAGAAGATCACATTGTATTGCGTCGAGAACAGCTTCGTGGGGTTGTCGAAGCCGCCTAGGATCACCTCCCCGCCCAACTGAGGATGCTTATACGACTGCCGATGCTCTCGCGAAGGACCACCGACGATAGCCGGATGGTCAACGCCAAGAACTTCGTTTTCCCAGATGTCTAAGAACGATTCGTTCAGCGACACGCGGGTTTCGCGCAACACGAGAATCTTGCATTGCGGATAGGTGTTGCACATCGCCTTGATCCACTCACCCATCAAGCGCGACTTGCCACAGCCTGCCACACCCTCGTAAATGGCTTCCATCGGCGGCTTGACGCTGCCGTTTAGCCATCCAAAAAGCTGATTCGCGCCCTCACCGTAGGCGTGAAACTGCTCCTTTTTTACGGGGATTTGTGCTTCTTCGATCACGATAGCTGCGGCAAGATGGTTACCACCTTGTTCACATATAAGAATGTCCAGTCTTGCGCACCCTGCGATGCCAATTTGAACTCCAAGCGATAGGTATGTCCACCAATTAATGAAATACCTAGGCCTAAGGCAGTTACTTCAAGTCGGTGCTTAAAGTTCCAACCAAGTGCGTCCTGCGACCAACCGTATGTAGTTTGCAGCGAATTTGAAATGACCTGTCCAATCGGCAGCGCGGCTACGGTATAGACTGCGGTGGTTGACTGCGTGGACAGGTCATATACCTTGAGTTGGATGCTAGCAATGTCGCCCATAACAATAGGCTGTTGCTGCGGGTTAACAACGCGAGCAAGCGTAAAAATATCTTCGTTTTGATTTTGCGTTGCGACGATCATTGCACAACTCCGCTGCCGTAGACTTGGCGACCGACAAGAATTTGACCTTTAAACGGCAACTCAGTTACATCCGGCGCATCGCTAATGATGTACAGCGTTACAGAATCTTCGCCCTCGTTAGGCGGCGAGTCTGTATCGCGGCAAGTAGCGCGAATCGTGTGCGTGCCTGGTAACAAACCATTAAGCACAAAGGTCTGACCCTCATACAGCACGCCGGTAGTGGTATTGCTATACCACTTGATGCTGCTGGTCAAATCGCCATCAACCGTGTCAACTGCCGTAGCGTTAAACTTAACAGCAGAACCTGCGGGATATGATGTTCCCGTTTCAGGCGACAAAATTGTCACCGTAGGTGGCGTAGCAACATTGGTTACCGTTACTGTTACGGTGTCAGTTGAGGTGTTCGGCGGGTTGCTAAATGTTGCCGTAATTGTGTGTACACCTACAGCCAAATCTGTCAGCGTTGCCCCTGCGCCAGTAAACAAATCACCAGTAAGACTGCTAGTCCACACAACAGTTGCGGCAGACGCAGGATTACCATCTAGCGTGCAACTTGCTTCTAGCGTTACGACATCGCCTGTGTCTACAGAAATTGGTGCGGCAGGCGAGGTAATTGTTACAACAGGCACAGCAGCAAGCGGCACAGGCTCTACTTGCGTGACATACCACCACGGAATAGTCACCGTGCCAGATACGCCCACAACCGGCACTTCGCCCGTAGGCGGCGCGGCATCAGGCGAGTTAGTAATCTCGCGGTTAGTACCACCTACATCGCGAACATTTAGACGATTGTTGACATTGGGCGCGATGTTGACCATCGACCCACCGCTAGTGCGCACGCGAAAGCGTGTAAAAGGCACTAGTTAAGTACCTCCCAAATGGCGGCGTGCAAAGTGATGTACTCGTTAACAGCAGCAGCAGTTGCGTTGCTAAATCCCATTTCAACGCGAATCTTTTTAGATGCGTCTGCGTTAGTCGTGTTAATTGTTGAAGGCGAAAAGAATCCAGCAGCCAAATAGTTGCCCATGGCAATACCTGCACCGCCAAAGTCACGCAGTTGCGCAAGTTCTAGTGCGCCGTAATAACCGCTGTTTGTTGCGCCGTCACCAAAAAACACAAGTGTGCCTTTCACAACAAACTCGTAAATTGTGCCAATTGTTAAAGTGCTTGCTGATTGAATGTTCTGCATCAGCAACGCAGGCCCACTAGCACTATCAAGATAAAATTGAATATTTAAATTTCTAGCAACGGCATTACATTTTGCACCGCCAATTAAAGTAAAACGAACAACTTTGCCGTTTAATGCGCCTGTAGATGTTCCGCTTGGATCCTTAACTTTTGCGCAGTCTGGCAGCGTGTTAAAAGCAAAATTGCTAGTTGTTGTAGTTGGAATAGTAAAATTAGCAAATGGCTGCGTGGTGCTATTTACTGGCAACACAGGCACAGTTGCAGATGTCAACTTGTACCCAGCAGTATCCGCTGGTGCAGGGCAATCTACTTGAACAACCCTTGCTCGCTCCGCCCAAGCAGCAGTTCCATTAGATCCAGCGGCAGTTGCATTGCTTTTTAAAACGCGACTGCTAATGCCAAATCCCAAAAAACCTTGACGATTTGCTAGATCAGCAATACGGTCTTGGCTAAACGATCCGGTTGCAATAGCCGTCGCGTCTAAAGCACCGCCAGAAGTAGCTCCAAGATGCGCGTGTTGCGCATTTGTAAAGCCAGTTGAACTAATTGTCGGCGTAGTCAGCGTTTTATTGTCAAGTGTTTGCGTGCCGGTAGTGCCAACCGCAATGCCGTTGCCTTGAACATATACATTGCCGCTGCCTTTAGCTTGTACACGCAAGTCAGCGTCAGTTGCGCTGCTAACCGCACTAACAATTGCACCGTTTCCAGCCGCCTGCGTAGTCAGCTTGACTGCATCGTAATCCGAAGTCGTGCCCGTAGAAGCAAGGTCAAGCACCCGCGCAGGCGTAGCACCTACAGCCAACAGCCGCGACGCTACCGTAGTCGGGTCTAGCGTCTTATCCACCAAAGTCTGCGCACCAGAGGTGTACACCACGGTACTCGGCAAATGCGCCGTACCTACCGTGTCACCAGCCACAAACTCTCGGATCTCGTTCGGGCCAGTCGTCAGCTTTAGCGGGATTTTGTCAGCCATAGTTTGTTACTGAACAGAACTTCCGGCCAAGGTTAGGCTTACTGAGTTTTGGCGTCCACTTAAAGCGTTAGACATCCAAGTAAACACGCGCTCGGTGTTTGCATTCGTCCAGCTAGCATCAAACGTGTCAAATGCCACCATGTGGTTCATGTTGGTCATTTGCAATGCAGTTTGTAGGGCAGCGTACTGTTGAACGTCGTGCGGATCGGTGTACGGTTTAGCAGCAACACGCTCAACAATAATGTTGGTCATGTCACCGGCCCATTGACGAGGGTAAATCACAAAGTTGATGCTAGTTGCAGTAGTTGAACCGCGTTGCATACAAGTCGCAAGCTCAATACTTGTGCTGTCTACTTTGCGAACGACATGATAAGCACCAGCACCCTGGCCCGCCGTGTCAGGACTTAGCATGGCGTTAGTGCCAGCCGTAATCCAAACGACATCACCTTCACGCCAGACATAGCTTGACAAAGTTGCGCTAGTAAGCACATATCCAGCCCCGCTGGAAGACGCGCCAGTAACAGCAACACTCGGAGCAGACAAAGGCGTAGTTAGCGTAATGCTGTTTGCTCCAACGCCAGACAACGTGTACACGCCGCCAACAGCAACTTTTTCAACAACGCCGATTGGAAAGTTTGCACCTGAGTTAGAAAACGACTCTGTGTGCGAATAAATACGCACTTTGTCGCCAGCAACAAACGACGAGAATGCGCCGGTTTTAGACAAAACACCGGTAGAGGCGGTATAAGACACGCCGCTAATCATGGACGGAGTGTTGCCCATGACGCACATAGTCGGCACGGCCCACTCTGTTTGCTTGGTTTCGTAGTAAGCTAAAATGCTAGCAGCGGCTCGCACATTTGCCGGAATGTTGGTCGCTTGCGCAGCAGCCATTCGGCCAAACACTTGCTGGAATTGGAATCCAGACGTGTTGTATTGCTCTGTACCTGCCCCATCCTTGCGGAAATCAATCGGGGTAGCAATGGCAACAACTCCAAGAACGCGGCTGTCTACACCACCGGCAAAGCTGTAGTCAGTACCGTATGTGTCCAAGGTGGTTTTGTTCGTATTGCTTAGAGGGGCCGTCAATTGACTCCACCAAGCCATCGTGGCTCCAGCACTAAGGCCAACCAAAATAATCTTGTTGGGGTCAATGCCCAAAGTTGACGCACGCGCCTTAATTGACACGATTGCCAATTTCATGTCGTTAAACGATTCAGGAAAGAACGCAGGCCGCGTAATCGGCTCGTCATATCCGAATGTTGCTGCCGCAGTCGGCGTATCCCACACCGTTTGGCGCGTTTCAATGCTGATTACGTCAAAATGCGGATCGCTAGGCGCGATGCGGCTTAAGCACAACGTTGCAATGTTGTTGCTTTGGTCTTGATTGTTTTTAGACACGGCTCGTTTGTCACCTGTAGCCCAGCCACCAGGGTGACGCACAATAATGCACGGGTTACCGCCAGGATCGCGCACCGGGTGACGGTACACGTCAAAACGCTGGTGAAATTCCGGCCCGTAAGGCAGGTCGATGTAGTTGGCAGTCGGGGTTAAAGCGGCCATTTGTTAATCCTCAGATAGCGTTGGTCGTGTTTAGGTTGTAACCGGTGATTCGGCCATGACGCAGTTGCATCAAGCTAGTTCCCGCAGAGCGAGTAACCTTCAAAACAACGCGCTGATCCAAATGGAACCGCGCCATTGCGCTTGCCGTGAGCCAGTTAGCAAAACTAGTGCGGTTGGCAGTCGTTTCTGCGCCGTTTACTGCGTAGCACGAGATAACTCCCGTTGCCATCGGGAAAATAGAGTCGCCATCTCCGTTCTTGCCCCTAGTCATAAACACCTTCATTGACACTTCCACAATGCGATCCGCAGCAAGCGAGTCTGCGGTGTGGCTAGGGCTTGTAATCGACACGGCGTTCGTTGTCCCGTCCATGTCCGAAACCGTAACCGCTGCCGTAATCGTGCTGTCAGAACCACTTGCAATACGCAGCACAGCGTTAAACTCCAACGCAGCGTCGTTAATTACCGAAAACGCCGGCAATTTAGCGGTTGCGCAAGTCAACACCCCAGTTGCACTTGTCGTTTCGTAAGCAGAATAGATCAAAGCACCAGTTCCACCATTCACGTCGTAGCTGGAACCAGCCAAAACAATCGGGGTGGGCAAGATTAGTTGGCTCATTTTGTGTGTTTGGCTTCTAGCTCGTGTCTTTTTTCTACTTCACTCGCAACCGGCCCTTACTCTATTCAAGTCCGGCTTGTTTGTCTTCCTTGTCAGCCATCATCCTCGTCTCACTTGCTTGCCTCGTCACTCGCACCACCTGCGGACAGCCAAAGCTAAACTGAAAAAAGAAGAAAAAACCCCTCAAAAAAAGAACCCCCGCATTCTGGGCCAGTTCGCACAAGGCTGTCAAGAGGCAAAATCACAAAAAAAATCATTTTGGGAAGTAGATCTCCCACCTACCCCATACAGCCACACCAAAAGTGGGAAGTAAATCTCTCAGTCTAGCGACGCGGCATCCAGCACCCCATGCTCAGGGTGGTTCACCACCATCCCGTGTTTAGCTGAGATCACATCCTCCCCCGGTGCCGTCTCCAAGCTCGGCATCAGCACATCCACAGAACGCTGTACAACCTCCGCTACGCGCTCCTCACGGTTGTACGAGGCTACGAAGTCAGCCGCACTCTCCAGTTGCACCACAGGCCCGCCAGGAAGCTCTGGGATCACCGAAAACTCCGCCGGGTGGATCACAATCGTCCTGTCCGCTTGGATCGAATGCTCCATCCGCTTAATCACCGCCCCGTCAATCCGCTCCACCAACTTCAACAACCCCGAAATGTCGTCACCTCGCACAGCACGCTCCACAATCGTCTGCGCAATCAACTGAGCTAAACGCCCCTCGCCATGCTCATTCCTGTCCTCACTCAAAATCCGCAACAACGGAGCCAAAATACTGCTCCCCTTCGGCCTACCCCATGTCGGTAACTCGCTCATTTACCCCTCCCATACCACAAAAATGGCAACCCAAACACAAAACATAACACCAAAACCCCCGCCACTACGAGGTAAAAACCACTAAACAACACCTCACCCGCTTTTCTGATCATACAAATGCCCTTTTAGCGTACAGCTTGGCCTTTTTATATCAAAATTATCTATATGGGCCTAATTTTTAGATACATACACTTTATTTCAGCGAACGGTTTGCTAAACCCCCTACCCTAGGGTGAGCGGGAGAGAGAGGGAGTGGGGGTATTATATATATCGCTTCGGAGATCGGAGGCTCGAGAGCGGATCGGTTTGCGAAACCGGGGTGGGGCAAGCGTCAAGAGTACTTGACACCTGCCACCACGCCCCACATTGCACTAACCTAGTCCCGCTTCCGTAGCTCCAAGTAGTACGCTAGTAGACTGGCAAGTAGTGCATAGCCTGCCAGGGCCGCCACTAGTAGGCCACCTGTCATACTTGCACCACCATAGCGTTGCCCTTGCGCATTGCACCCTTAGCACGTAGGCCTACGATGCAACCCACAGGGTCCACCGTTCTATCGTCGTGCAAGTCGCCGTCTACCACCGGCAATCCAAGGTAGGTTGTGGGCAATGGCTGTCCGGCCTTGGTACTAAACACCACAGCCACCGTATAGCCGCGCTGGCAAGCGTCTAGGATTTCCCATTCCTTAGTGTTCTCATGGCGCGACAGCACATGAACGCATGCGAAACGCGCGGCGTGTTCTTTCTCCACAGCGTCCAAAGTAAACCTACGATGCTGTTCCCATTTCTTAGTGTACTCATAGAAACGCAAATCGGCATCGCCGGACAATGCACGGCGCAAGTCTAGTCGCGTGCTGTCCCAAGGTAGATCCGATGTGCCGTTTAAACGCACTAGTACTTTGGGTGTTCGACTGTTCGACCGCTTCCACGATCGGACAATATCGCAAGCTTCTGCGATTAGCGCATCTTGGAAAGCTTGCCGGTCTTCCAAGTACCATTTGGAGCGGCGTAGCATTGCCCTTTGAGCGTTTCCGTTGGGCATTGCCAAATGGCCACTAGTGTCCCCTAAACACCCCGCTAGGCAAGCTTCCGTAGCTTTCGGACAGAATACGCCCGGCTTCAAGTACAGCACTAGGCTAATATCGGCTAGACCAAGCTTCACGGATTTCTGGGTCTTAGTAGATACCGACCACAGGCACGATTTGCCCATATCGGCCGGGTTTACATTGTCGACCATTGCCAGCGCATTGCCGCGCATTACTTCCAAGCTTGCCATTGTTGCCACCCTGACAGCGTCGGCACGATTGCCGGTGGTGCTGTCGTGTGCCCATTATATCGGCAATATCACCTACTTAGATATACGCACTAGTGCTAATTCTAAGGTGATAATTGCCTAGGAATTATTCCTACGCATTAGAGCGTATGGATTAGTGTGCGATAACTTGCCAGCCGTTTCAGTCTAGATTGT